CTCGCGGCGGGTGAGCCGGCCCGTGCCGAGTCGCTGCGACTCGGTGAAGTCGTCTGGCGTGACCCTCAGTTCCGCAGTGATGCTCAGTACGCCGATGCGCTTACGAAGCTGAAAGCGATCAACGTTCCCGATGAGGCCCTTTGGGAGCGAATCCCCGGGGTGACTCCGGACGAGATCGAGCGTTGGAAGAAGATGCGCACGGACGCAGCGGGCGCCATCCTCGGTGGGAACGTTGCCGACCTGTTCGGCGTGAAGCCTGGTGCTCCCGAGGACGATACCGCCCATGAGCTGCCCGAGGCTGCCTGATGCCCGCTGCAAGCGATTTGGCGGCCGATCGGTACACCCAAGTGCAGTCGCTATCGCGGGGTGTTGTGGAAGCGATTCAGGCCCTTTGGCGGGACGTTCCCGCCGACCGGATTCTCTCCGCGATGCAGGGTGAGACCGGGCGGCAGATCCTCACCGCCGTGCTCTCTGGGCAGCTGTCTGCGGCGCAGGGCGCACAGGCTTTCGTCACCGCGTCCATGCTCGCTCAGGGTGCAGCAGCGGCCCCGCTCGGGATCGTCAACCCGGCTGCCCTGGTGGGGGTGGCGTCGGACGCTCGTCCGCTCGCCTCGCTGCTGTATCTGCCGAGCATCACCACCGCGCAAAGTCTGGCAGCCGGCGAGAGCGCCGAGATTGCTGCCCTGCGTGGTCTAACGCAGATGTCCATGATGGTGAGTACGCAGCTAGCGGACACCGCCCGTGCTTCCAACTCGGTGGCCATGGCGGCCCATCCACGCTGTGTCTCATACGTCCGTGTGGTCAGGCTGCCCGCATGTGCTCGGTGCATCGTCCTCGCCGGGCGTCAGTACAGCTACAGCACTGGCTTTAAGCGCCACCCCAAGTGTGACTGCGGGATGCAGCCCATGACGGATGACGAATGGAAAGCGAGCAAGAGCCCCGAGGATCTGTTCCGCGAGATGAGCCCGGAGGAGCAACACCGGAGGCTCGGCGCGGCAGGGGTCAAGGCTCTTGAAGCGGGGGCCGATCTCGGGCAGATCATCAATGCCCGCCGCGGAATGGCCACGGCAGCCACGGCGCGCGGGCCGATGGCGGTTACCACCGAGGGCACCACGAAACGCGGGCTCGGCGCCAAGGCTCTGAACTCAGGGTTTGAGAAGACCCCTGGGCAGCGATACCAGCGGGCAAAGGAAGCCCGCCTAATGCCCGAAACCATTTTCAGGCTCGCTGGGGACAACCGCGAGCATCAAATAGCCATGCTGAGAAAGCACGGCTACATCTTGTAGGGGGAACCATGGCAGACGACCCGCAGAACACTCCGGGTAACGGCCCCGGGAGCGAGCCGCAGCACCAGCCCGAGGGCGACCAGGGCAAGCGCGCCGAGGTCGAGCCTAAGAACGACGACCAGGGCGACGAGCTGTCCGCGGAACGTGCGGCCCGAGAGGCTGCCGAGAGGGAAGCAGCCCGACTCCGCCGAGCCAATGCAGCGCAGCGAGGCACCGACCTTGACGCACTGCGTGCAGAGATCCGGCAGGAGTTCACGGAACAGCTCGTCCGTGCGGAGCTGCGGGCGGCTGCCGCGGGCAAGCTGCGTGACCCTGCGGACGCGCTCGCGCTCCTGGACGTCGCCTCTCTTGCCGGCTCGGGGGGTGAGCTGGACGCGGCAGCGATCAACAAGGCCGTTGCCGAGCTGGTCAAGGCAAAGCCCTATCTCGCGGCCCCCGACCAGAGCGGCCCCGCCCCGATGTGGGGCGACGTAGGCGCCGGTCAGCGCGAGTCCGCCGAGCCCGAGCCCGCCAGTCCTCTTGAGCGACTGCGACGGGTCAAGCGCAACAGCTAACGCTCTGCAAAAACGTTCATCCCAAATTCAGGGGCTTGCCCGCCTAGCGGGTCGGCCCTTTTTTCATGCCCAAAACCAGGGGGAATTACTAAATGGCTCTCACTCTTGCTGAAGCTTCTAAGCTCAGCACCACCGATCTTCAGCGCGGGGTCATTGAGACCTTTGTGCAGGAGTCGCCGATCTTTGACCGGCTTCCGCTCATGACGATTCAGGGCAACGCTTACGCGTACAACTCTGAGGCCACACTTCCGGGTGTGGAATTCCGCGGGGTGAACGAGGCATACAGCGAGTCCACGGGCACCGTGAATCAGAAGTCAGAGTCGCTGGTAATTCTCGGTGGCGACGCTGACGTTGACACGTTTATTGCGCGGACCCGCGGCAACCTTAACGACCAGCGGGCTCTACAGGAGACGCTGAAGGTTAAGGCCGCGTCGTACAAGTTTCAGGATACGTTCTTTAACGGCGACGTGGCTGTTGACCCGAAGAGTTTCGATGGCCTGCGTAAGCGGCTGGTCGGCAATCAGGTGCTTTCTGTCGGCGCCAACGGGCTCGGCCCTGTGGCGGGTGGCCACGACTTCTTTGACGCGCTGGACGCGCTGATTGCACAGGTCCCGGGCCTGACCGCTGGTAACGGCGCGCTGTACGCCAACCGAAAGGTCATTGCCAAGATCGGGTCGTCTGCTCGCCGGCTCGGCGGATACGAGATGGTGCAGGAAACGCTTACCGGTAAGCGGGTGGCCACGTACCAGGGTATTCCGCTGCTCGACCCGGGGCAGACTGCTGCGGGAGCCGACATCCTTCCGACCACGGAAACGCAGGGTACCGCTATCGACGCGAGCTCCATTTACGCTGTGAAGTTCGGTCGCGACGAGGGTGACAAGGGAGTAACAGGTCTCACCAATGGCGGTGTGACCGTTCGCGATCTCGGCGAGCTGGACTCTAAGCCCGCTTACCGCACCCGCATTGAGTTCTTCTGTGGACTCGCACTGTTCAGTGGGCAGGCTGCCGCTCGTCTTAACGGCGTACTCGCCAAGTAAGGGGGGTACGGAATGCCGCCGCGTAAACGCGCAGCGTCCACCCCGGAACTTCCGCACACGGAATCCTGCGAGGCCCCTACCCGAGTTGAGAGCTTTCCGGTTCTCGACTCGGAGGGGGCCCCGCGGGCCGTGGCGCGGTGTCTGGCGTGCGGCGCTCAGACAGTCAAGTGAACACGGGGAGGTAACGCGTAATGGCACTTCCCGCACTGGCCACGCCCGACGAGCTAGCCGCGTGGATGCAGCGCGAGCCTGCCGAGCTGCCCGCAGGGGCCGCCCTGGTGCTCGATACCGCGTCCGCCATAGTCCGGGCGGAGGCTCGGCAGAGATTCACCAGGGGGACGACGACCGTTGCCCTGTCGCCGCGAGAGTACGTGGTCGAACTGCCCCAACGGCCCGTCATAGCAGTTGAGTTGGTCCGCGCTGGGGGCCGCGTTCTGCGGCCGGACGAGTACCGCGTGTGGCGGGATGAACTGTGGCTCGCGAACCCCTACGGTTCCGCAGTCGTCACCTACTCCCACGGATACGCGACAGTACCGGCGGATGTACGGGCCATCGTGCTCACGCTCGCGGGGCGGGTGCTGACCAACCCGTCCGACCTACGGCAAGAGTCGGCCGGCTCGGTGTCCGTGACCTATGCGGCCGAGACCATCGGCGCGGGCCTCGCCCCCATCGAGCGGGACCAGCTCGCCCGGTACCGTCCGCGCGCTGCCGTGGTGCAGCTCGGCAAGGGGCGGCCCTGGTGACGCTCCACTACACACAGACGGTCGTGATCCTGCGGGCGCCGCGCGTGGTGGACCGGTACGGCAATGCCACGTCGGAACGCGACTGGTCCGCGGCGACCAGGACGACCGTCCGCCGGGTGTCGGTGCAGCCGGACACGTCCACCGAGGAGGACGGGGACCGCCCAACGGTGACGACCGGCCTACGGCTGATCACCCGCCGGGGGGTCGACGTGGACCTAGCACCCGGGGACCGCGTGGTTGCCGTGGGCCGGCTGCTCGACACCGACGGGGACGTTGCGAGGTACGTCGTCGGGGGTCGCCACCACCACACCGAGGCACGGCTAAAGGAGGTGATCGGATGACGCGCTTCCGGCCTAACCGAGCGGCGATTGCCGCCCTGATGAAGTCCGACCAGGCCCGAGCGGCCGTGATCGCGCACGCCGAGCGCATCGCGGAAGCAGCAGCCGGCGAGGGAGACGACTTCCGCACCGACTCGGGCATGACCGGAGCACGGTGGCGAGCCGCTGTGATCGGCAACTACAGCAAGCACCGTGACGCCGAGGGCACCCGTGCGAAGTTGCTCCGAGGGTTGGACGGGGCCAAGTGATCCGCCCCGTGATCGTCATGCCGGATGCGGTGGCTGTGGTGGCGGACTATCTGCGAGGCGCTCTCAAGGCTGCTGGTCGCCCGGTCCCTGTCGTCTCCCGTGTTCCGTCCCCGCGACCCCCGGCATTCGTCCGGGTGCAGCGCGTAGGGGGCACACAGCAAACCCCTGTTTCGGACCGTCCACGGCTCGATGTGCACTGCTGGGCTGAGAGCGAGTCCAGCGCGTCAGACCTAACCGCGCTTGCCCGCGGACTGGTCAACGCCATGCCGGGTGTCCGCGGCGGGGTCACGGTCTACCGGGTGCAGGAGGTCGGGGGCCCGATGTGGCTGCCGGATGACCAGACCAGCGCCCCGCGCTATGCGTTCGCCGTGGAAATCCACATGCGCGGGCGGGTGCTCGACACCCCCAACCCCGCCGCCTAGAAACCCACTTCACTACCTACAGGCTGTCTCTTAAACACAT